CTTTATGATAGATGACCTCATCGCCACCCTCCCACAGCCCAGACTTGAACTCGTGCAAGAAATCCTATATTTCGCAGAATTGCAAGAGAGGTATCTTTTCATCACTTCCAACAGTTTCACGGACTTAGCTAAGTCACTCCCGGAAGCTCTTCTTAGCAGGCTTAGAAGCTACTGTGAGTTCATCAAAATAAAAGAGAGTAGAGACCTTAGACTTCAAAGCACTTCGTAATTGTTCCGCCTGAGCAGAAACTCTATCAAGCTTTCCTTATAAATTAGCCAGCTCCCTCCCTTGCTTTTTCTTTTTTCCTCTCGTGGTCTGAGTTTTATTGCAAAAATTTCCCCACGCTGACAGTAATAATGCACTAATCTCACAGACACACCTAAAAGCTTTGCGACCTCACTTGCTTTCAAAAATAGACTGTCGTATTTATCAAGCTCTCTCTCAATCTTCTTCACATCGTCAAGATCGTGTGTTAATCCCATCCCTAAGTAAAAATATAAGCGCCCCTACCTCGCAAAATGCGAAAAAACTAAAAACCCTTAGTTCTATCTTTCCATACCATGCCCGAAGTGCGTAATATTCCGACTGACAGACTGAAGTGGCTGGATAGAGAGAGTGAGAGGGAGAAACTACCCGAAGACTACTTCCTTGACCCCAAAAATCGCAGATATCCATACAAAAACAAAGACGGCTCTATCAACTGCTACATGCTGAGGTCTGCAATCCGTTTAGCAGGCATGCACGGAGAGGATAGCATCAAGGCAAAGGCTGAGGAACTATTTCAAAAATACTGCGGAGGTAAGTGATGGAGGAAAGGCAAGAACAACAAACACAAGAACAAACACAGCAAAAGACTGAACAGACAGTAGAAACCGTCAACGTGGAAGAGATTGTCAAAAAGCACCTTGACGAACAGGCAAGGTATCTCGGTTTTGAAAACTGGGACGATCTGCAAGCAAAGGTATTAGAAGAGAAAGGCAAGCTTTACGAGGCTTTAGAACAAGAGAGAAAGAAAGCTAAAGAGATAGAAAAGCAATACAAAGAACAACTCAAGCAACTGCAAAAAGAGAAAGAAGAACTGTTGATTGAATACAAAGTCAAGAGCAAGCTTGCAGACAAGGTAATAGACGCAGATAAAGCTTTGAAGCTACTGAAAGCAGAAAAGAAGATAGAAGTCAAGGACGGTAAGGTGCTTATAGACGGCGAGGATGTGGATACTGCTATTGAGAAGTTTTTGAATGAAAATCCTTTTCTCGTCAAAGCCGTTAGCGGTTCTGGTTCTCCTCACACCACAGAAAAAACAGAACCGCAAACCCCAGAAGAACGCTTAAAACAAGCTTTGAAAAAACTTTTAGGAGGTGTCTAAACATGGCAAAGAAACCTAAAAAACCTAAAGGAGGTATGAAATGAGTGTGTTGAAGGTTTTGGCTGGCAGACTTTCTGCAGAAACAACCGAAAGGGCAGTTATTGAGTATATGGCAGACAAGGATGAACTATTTGCCCTCTTGCCTTTTACAAAAAGTCAGACGAACATCTATAGCTGGTATAGGACTGGCGATGTTCCTACCGCATCCGTTGTTGACCCTTACGGAACCATCCCTGAGGTGGACACCGTCGGCACCGTCATGCAGAACAGGATTTCAATGATCGCTGCGGATGTGGTAGTCTACAACTTTGAAGCCACCGCAGTGGAACAGCTCGTGGACCGCGTGCTTGAGAAAACTCTGGCAGCATCGGAAGCAATCACAAGAGCTTTCAAAAGACTGTTCATAAGAGGGGACAGTGCAAACCCAAACGAGTTCGATGGTTTGGACAAGTTTGTAGACCCAAGTATGGTAGTTGATGCGGGTTCAGGCGGTGCTCCAATATCGTTCCAGCTACTTGATCAACTTTTAGAAAAGTTCCCCGCCGGAGCAGAGCCCACCGCAATCATAGTGCATCCGAGGACTTACCTTTCCATTAAAGCTTTACTCAGAACTCTTTACGTCACTCCTGAGCAAGTGATGTTGCCCAACTTCGGGAGACCCGTGCTGGCTTATAACGGTATCCCGATTTTGAGGAATGAATACATCCCTATCACCTCAGAACTAACCTCCGTGTATGCGGTGAGGCTTGGACAAACTGCGGTGCACGGTGTGTATATGGGAGACAACGCAGGCGTGGTGATAGAAGAAGTTGGAAAAGTTCAAGATAAAGATGCGAGGAAATGGAGACTAAAGTGGTATGTCTCAATGGCAAGCAAGAACAAATGGGACGTAGCTAAGATAGTCAACATCAATAACTAACCATGAAGAGAGTGAAAATCCCATGGCAAGGAGATAGCCCCCTCTACTTCCCCGGGGGCGTTATCAATTTCAAAGATGGCGTGTCTATAGACCCCGTGCCGGAGCAACTCCTGAGGCGCCTTATAGCCATATACGGCAATCAGATAGAGGTTATTGAAGATGAAGATAGAACTGAAGGCCAAGAAGCTCCCGCAGATACTCCAGCAAGGCGCAGTAGAAAAAAGGCTTAGGAGAGCGATAATGATAGCGGCGGAGACGTATGTGAAAGACATCCACGACTGGATAGACAGCGGGCGGGCATTCAAGCCGAGAACAGGAAACCTGCAGAGGTCTATAACTTGGTATATGGCAACAGAGAACTCCGCACGGATCATAGCACAGGCGGATTATGCTAAGTATGTGGAGTTTGGCACTAAGCCACACGCTATACTACCAAAAAGAAGAAAAGCCCTAAAAATTCCAACTCCCGAGGGCTACAGCTTTAGAAAGAGAGTTAGCCATCCCGGTAGCAAACCCTATCCATTCTTCTTTGCAAATCTGCAAGACAGGGCACGGAAGGTGGCTGTAGAGTTTATGAAAGCCTTGGAGGGAGTGCTATGAGTTTTACTTTCATTACAAATGCAGACTTTACAGACGAACCCATAAGCCCATCTGATACTGATATAAGCTTTGCTAATATATACACGGAAAGAACATTGGCCTTATATGGCGTTGAGCCGACAGACTTAAACACCGCAGGGCTTGAGTGGGCAAAAGAATACGCAAAAATAGTAGCACTCAGAAGACTGTATCTGAGATTAGCCCAGTCTGAAGACAGCAAATACTACGAAAAGTCTGATATGTATCTCAAGATGCAAAACGAACTGCAGAACCTTTTCAATGCGCAAACAATGACCACAACGGGAGCAACACCAAAGGCGTATGAGGTGAAGAGGGCATGAGGCTTCTGGATTTGTATGCAGAACTGAACGGATTGTTCCCAGATTACACCCACGTCCTTGGATACAAAAACCCAGAAGAACTCCGAGCAGATACCCAAAAGCTTATGAGTGTATTTTTAGAAAGAGAACAGATAGACAAAAACGGCGCAGTCTCAAGCTTTGTTATCATCGTAGCACACAAAAAGAAGCTTACTCAGTTTGACGAGTTTCAGTCCGAGGTTGATGCAATTTTGCAGAAGCTTTACAGCAAGCTACCCTTAACAGACTTCTCTGTTGAGTATGCGAACAACGACATCTATTTATTCGCTTTAGTTAGAGCACAAGCCAAGAGGAGGCTACTATGAGTTATGAATACAGACCGCTAAGTCAAGAAACCCTAAGGAGAATAATAAGAACAAGGGCGATCACAGTGAACGGTAGAGTGCAGATAGACCTTGACCCCGAGGCGAGGTGGGTGATTATTCAGAATGTGTCTGATGCGGAAGTCTATGTAGGAAACAGCACAGTAGATAACACAAACGGATTTAAGCTTGCCTCGGGAGACAGCATTTCATTTAACTTCTTGCCCGGCTTTGAGATTTATGTGTATGCAAACAACAAGGAAATTAGAGTTATGGAGGTGGAATAAATGAGACACAAGCTTTTTAAACTTCTTAGAAAACTAATAATGCCAGAGGCAGAACTGCTTATCGTAGGAAGCAAGCTTTATGCAAAGAAGACAACAAGACACGGAGAAGTAATTGATTACGGGCTACAAAGCCAAAAGCTTATCACAAACAGAGGAATGATCACGCTTCTAAAGGCGCTTGGGGCGTTTCATAACGACGACAATGACTTTTCAATAGCCTACACGTGGTCTATAGCCTTAGGACACACCTCTGGAACAGGAACAGATCCTGAGAGCTTTACAGATACTGCGCTACGGTCTCCGATACAAACATCTCCCGTGACTGCTTCTACCTACAACTATTTCTTTGACACGGCAAGTCAAGTATACAGACTGCGTTCTGTCGCTGCACTTTCATACTCCGCACCAGCCGTTATTTCTGAACACGCCGTGTGGAGTTTTCACAATAATTGGAGTGTGTGGCACTTCTTTGACCGTTCTGTCCTTGCTACTCCGATCTCGGTTTTAGCTGGAGACACAATTACATTTACTTACATTCTTGAACTGACGAGGGCTTGAAGGAGGTGTGAATATGCAGTATGTGTTTGTGATTGAGAACAATCAAGTGAAAGATGCTTACGAGATTCATGTAGAAAAAGGCTTTATGATAAGAAGAGAAGAGTGGGTGGGTGTTGCGGCGGAAGAGATAGAAGAAAAGCTTAAAACTCGGTTTGAAAGCGTAAACAAAATCAGAGAGGTCGGGGAAGAGATAGTTTACGAGGTGAGGTAATGGCAAACTACGATGTGCAAATCATACGAGGCTTAAGGTTCTCCGCCATACGCAAATGGAACGAGGTTGTAGTAAAAAGAAGCTTAAGGTTCTCCGCAAAGAGGAGAAGGGACGAATGGATAGAAAGCTTCGGTAGTAGCGGTAGTGGCTCTGGCGGCACGGTGAAAAAAATAAGGTTTAGATTTCCATGAGCTGGGCTTTGTCTTTTACTACCATGCTGGTAGCATGCGGGCTTCTGTC